TCAATTATCCGATATTTTAAATGGCAAACGTCATGGTAAGAAAACGGATGAATATATCAAAGCAATAAAAAATAAATTACACATCGAGGAATGCTAAATCTTTACGACTTACGATTAATGGAATTGTAATAATAAATTTAAAAAGGAGAACAATATGAATGAATTAGTAATTATGAAAGACCAACAAGCAGTAACGACTAGCTTACAAGTAGCAGAAGTATTTGGAAAGAATCATCGCGATGTTTTGGAAATTATCCAGAACAAAATTAACTCAGCGAAAAATTCCGCTCAGTACGATTCAATGTTTGCTCAAGGCGAATACAAAGATAAGAGTGGTAAGCGAAACTTTTTTATCAAAACGAAAGTTAATAAATGGCTGGAGGAATTGTAATGGTAGTAACAGTGAGTTTAGGGCAATTAGCGTTTTATCTAATTTCAGTAGTAGTGGCAGGATTAATTGGGCATTCAATTAAAGGAGGCGAGAAGTAATGAAGTTAGTAAAAATTGATGATTACACGTACGTCAATCCAGAATCGATTGGAGCAATAAAAGATGATTATCTTGGCACGAACATTTATTTGACCGGTTCGGATAAACCAATAGAAACGTCAGCAGAAATTAAAAAAGTGCTCGACGCTATTTGCGGTAGCGAGGAGCACTCGGTTGAATACGAAGATGCTGAAAACTATAGACGAAATAAGGATTAATACAAAATAAAATTTCAAAGGAAGTATAACACAAATGAATCAACAACAGTTCGAACAATATGAACGTGAATATGAACAAGAACGAGAGCGTAAGGAAGTTGAAGCCTTATTCGGAAAGGAGAACGCAAGTGAAGAATATTGATGAACTTGAAGCAGAACGCACTAAGTTAGATCGGAAGTTACGTGGACTAAAAAACAAGAAAGCAGAAATTGTTTTATCCATTGAAGAAGTTCAAGACGAGATTAATAAAATCAGTCAGAAAGAACTTCAAATGTTTGATGGGAGAGAGTTTCAGACAGAATCATTCAAATATGTACGAACAGCTAGTAATCCTAGTAAGCCTAGTTGGTGGCAAGTAGTTAAGACTGATAATGTCAAGCCAAAAGAAGTGGTTCAAGTATTAGCTGATATCGATGTGAACCTGATTAAGCGTGAACCAGATGTTTCGGCAATTAAGCGTTACGTTGCAGAAGGCCGCTTCATTGTTCGTGAAGGTGGTCAGTTAATCGACACTGAAACAGGAATGGTACTACCTTACAGAGCTAAACGTAAGGCAGACAAGTTAACAGTTAAGGCGGTAGAAAACTGATGATAACTAAAAGTGCAATGAGTTTTAGAAAAAATAAAGACTGGAAAATGATTCTTTACGCAAAAGCTGGTCAAGGTAAAACAACGTCAATTAAGTATCTAAAAGGTAAAACACTAGTGCTTGATTTAGATAATTCTTTCAAAGTTTTGGAAGGAGTTTCTGACAACATTCAGCAATACCGTTTTGACAATGGAACGCCAGAGGGACGTGAGTTTGACCGAACTAAGCCAATTGAAGATTTAAATACTTTCTTATCAGATGAAGATGTTCAAGGTATGGGTAAGGATTGGGACAATCTAGTAATTGATAATGTTTCATCGCTTGAAAAAGATTGGTTTGTGGAAAAAGGGCGTAGTAGCCACAACAAAATTTCTAATGAGATTCAAGACTATTCTCAATGGATGAATTACTTTGCTAGGGTGATCACTTCAATTTACATGATTCCTAATGTGAACATCTTAATTACGGCATGGGAAAAGAAAATTGAGAACGAGTTAGAAAGCGGACAAACATTTAGCCAGTATGCTCCAGATGTCCGTGATAAGTCGCTCAATGGATTTTTAGGATTAGCTGATGTAGTTGCTAGATTAGTGGTTAATCCGAAGACTGGAGGCCGTGGAGTAATTCTCGAAGGTGATAACACGGTCTATGCTAAGAATCGCTTAGACGAGCGGAGAATGGCACCAATTGAAGAGCTATTTAACTTTGACAATAAAAAGACAGAAGAAAAACCAAAAACCAAACAAGAAAAGGAAGGTACTAAATAATGGCAGGATTCGATTTAGATTTTTCAGAAATTAAAGATATGAATGTAACTGATGGCAAGTATGAAGCAGTGATTAATAGTGTAGCAGAAGATGCAACTAAGGGCGGAACTCAATTCATTAACCTTGACCTAATCATCCGTAACGATTTGAAAGACCAAAAATTTGGTAATGCACACATCTTCACTCGTATTTTTAAATCTAAGAAAACCAACAAATATCCAATTGGAATGATTATGACAGTTGCCAAAGCAGCTGGTATGAAAGATAAAAGTCACTTTGATTCATTGGAAGACTACTTTCAAAAATTATGGCATCGACCAGTGCTAGTAACGGTTAAGAACGAGGAATCAGAATACAACGGAAAAAAATACGAAAACTTAAACGTTAAACGTTGGGAAATTTCTAAGTTTCCAGAAGTCCAACATAAGTTTAAAGAATCAAATAAAGAAACAGGTTCAACTGATCCATTCGCTAACGGTGGCCAATCAATTGATATTTCAGATGATGATTTACCATTCTAAGGATAACAACTTGGCTTCAAAAAAGTAGTTAAAACTGAACAACGCTTAAAGCCTCACACCACAATGGTTGTTGGGGCTTTTTTAATGGAGAAGTATTGAGATTATTGATGAAGGAAGAAACATTCGAAACAAGCAGGGGAATGGGATAAGTGCTAAGGGTGGAACAGTACTTAAAGCCTTATATTACGCGGGTTGTTAGACTTTTTTTAAAATATATATATTAATCCTTGACAGTAAATTGAGCACATGCAATAATATAGTCATAGCAACGAAGTAATAAATAAAAGATGATTGATAATAAAAAAGGGGTTGAATTTGATAATGAATAAAAAGTGGATTAAGTTGAATCGTTCTATTTGTTCAAGCTGGATTTGGCAAAATGGGAACGAACGTTACGCAAAATGGTGGCTGGATATCTTGCTAATGGCAAATGACGAACCGAACAAAGTTCTTGTTAATGGCAAGTTGATAGAAATTGGAACAGGCGAATGCCTAACGTCAATAGTAAAACTCGCCAGAAGATGGGAAGCTAGCAGAAATACAGTTACAAGGTTCTTAAAGCTCTTAGAAGAAGATGATATGATTTCTATCGAAGAAAGTGGTCGGAACGGAACAATGTTCAAAGTCTTACACTATGAAGACTACTAAGACTTTTAAAATAAGAAAGGAGTTGAGTTAGATGGCGGAGGAGGGATGGATTTCACTTTATAGAAAAATACAAAACTCATTCGTATGGACGGATGCAAATCAACTTAAGTTATGGTTGTTGATTTTAATGAAAGCTAACCATAGTGAAAATAAGTTTTTGTTCAACGGTAAAGAAATATCCTTGTCCAGCGGTCAAATGGTCACAGGGCGCAATGCAATAACACTTGAGTTCAACAATGGTGTAAAACCTGTCCAGCAAGTGTCCGGCCGTCAGTTATGGAGATGGATAAAACGATTTGAAAAAGAACAAATGTTGTCCATCAAATCAACGTCCAAATATAGCATTATAACAGTGCTTAACTGGGGTGAGTACCAGCAATATGACCAGCAAGTGTCCAGCAAGTGTCCAGCTAGTGTCCAGCTAGTGTCCACAAACAATAATGATAATAATAAAGATAATAATACTATGTCGAGCAAAAAGGATGAAACAGAAAAAGTGAACTACGGTGCTTTGATTAAATATCTAAACGAGAAAACAGGGAGGGCATTTCATAACACAGAAGCAAACAGAAAACTGGTTAAGGCTAGATTGAACGATGGCTTTACTAAACAAGATTTCAAGCTGGTAATTGACTATAAGGCTACGGACTGGAAAGACAATAAAGACATGCAAAAGTATTTAAGACCGAACACGTTGTTTGCACCTAGTCACTTCGATGATTACTTAAACGAAGCTAAAGAATACTTGAACCATGCTAATAAACTAAAGACCACTAGTGATGGTCAACGGTTGGGTAAGTCAATCAAAGAAATTGAAGCAGAAAGGGCTAAACACATCAAAGAAATTGAAGAACGAGCAAGGAGACGGTTAAATGAACACAGAGATTGAGCGAGAGATAATTGGAATCTTCCTAAACCATCCAGAAAAGGTGGGAAGTGCTTCACTGAATGAAGAGTGGTTTAGTTATGAAAATTACCGATTGATTTATAAAGCAATTAAAGAGACCACTGGTCAAGATGTACTGGATGTCTACGGAAAGTACAACCAACTTGCAAAGAAAGCCATGGATTTTAAAACTTTCAAGCAGATTATGGATGAAGCACCATCGGCTAGTCAATTGAACAATGACATTAATCTAATGCGGAAGTTAGCTTATAAACGAGAGCTAAGTTTAGCAATTAAGGATTATCAAGCGAACCCCTTTTCGGAAAACGAAGAAAAGATTCGTGAAATTCTAACTAAGAACGAAACTTTAGATACCACGGACGATGGAAAGCTAGACGAAGCGGTTGCTGAATTAGCGGATGCCTTAATTCATCCTAAACCACGAGGAATTAGAACTTTCACGCAACTTGATAACTCACTTGGTGGTGGGATGTACGGTTCAATGTTATTCACGATTGGTGCTAGACCTTCTACAGGTAAAACAGCATTCTCGGTAAATCTAGCTTATCAAGCGATAGAAAAAGACAAGGATGTCGAAGTAGACTTTTTCACATTGGAAATGAACAAACAGGAAATGTTGAATCGATTCATTTCAAGAATGACTGGGATATCGAGTAGTATACTTCGTTCAAACGCGGATAAACTAGACAATGTCCTTAAAGAATTAGTTAAACAGTCTACGGTTCGTTTATTGGCGTCTAATTTGAGAGTATACGACGGTTTAGAAACATTAGGTGAAATAGTCCAGACAATTCGAAAAAATGCTTCTAGAGCAAAGCAAGGACGTTATATGGCAATCATCGATTACATCGGACTGGTTAAAGTTCCGAACGTCAAAGAACGTTATCTCGAAGTTGGAGAAGTTACACGAGAACTTAAGCGACTAACCAACGAATTTAACATCCCTATCGTAGCCTTATCTCAATTATCACGTGGAATTGAAAGCCGAAATGATAAAACACCAGTACTTTCTGATTTGCGTGAATCGGGAAGCATCGAGCAAGATTCTAACGTAGTGGCATTCCTACATAGACCAGAATCAGTTAATAATGACCGAGTAGTTCAATTGGCAATCAGAAAGAATCGAGAGGGCGAACTAGCCGATATTAACTTCACATTTATCGGTGAAGAGATGACATTCGAAGAGGTGAACATTTGATGGCATATATGGACTATCACGAATATCAGTCGATTATGAAAGAAAATGACTATAAAGAATCAAGAGCGGTTCAATTATTTCTAAAACGTGCAATGGCATTCAATAAGCGCAAACAAATTTTGATGAAACGAGAAGAAGCAGATGATGGAAATAGAATTTTAAATCATTACATCAAGAAAACCGAAGAGCAACGTTGGAGAGCAGTATGGGACGCCATCGATTGTGCCGAGATTGAAAAACGTCAAGGATTTATGTTTTTCGAAGATGGTGGTGGTGATAAATTCATGGAAACAATGGTCATTCAATATGAGGGCAATTTAAGCTTTATGACGGCTATTGAGAAAGCCACGTATAAATACTTTGAATTGATTGATGAAATGCAAAAACGAGCGAATAGAGGGGAATTAGCGAATTGAAAAAGAACATGCCAAAAACTGGTAAAAAGTTACACAAATATGGTGAAGATTGGGATTCACAAAAAGAACTAGCTTTTTACGAACGCTTCATCATGAATAAAGTTCCACCAGAGCTAGTTACTATCCACGAGCCTTTTGTATTAGTTGATTCTATGGCAATAGAACATCGAGCAAAGATATATAGCTGGAAGTATACACCAGACATTGTTATTAGAGATTGTGAGGGGAATTTTAAGCACGTATACGACGTTAAAAACAGTTTTGGTATATATGGACTAAGACCAGAAAATAAACTTACATTCAAGCAATTTGCACGGTTATACGGCATTCCAGTTGAAGCGGTAGTAGTTAGAACTAGAGATTTCAAAACAATATGTGTTGGAGTTACTAAACCAAGGACTAAGAATCCACTGATTAAAAACAACACTAATTACGATTGGATAGAAGCAACTAACTATGAATTTTAAAAATTTAGGAGGAATTAAGAATGAAAAATAATAGTTTTGAATTTAACGCGAATATGAAGAAAGTAACCTTGGATAGAAACGGAGCGCAAGTTTTACTAACCGTAGAAGATACAGATTTTATTGAAGTGGCTACTCAATTATCTAATACAGCCGGATATGATGTGGTTGTCAAAGTCACACCTAAGGAGGTTCAAAGATAATGAATTTTAAAAACTTAACTAAGGAAGAACGGATTGTGGATAAGTTTATTAGCGAGATTTTCGAAGAGCATAACCAAAACATGGTAGGATTCAATGTCGCCAGTCATTGGTACAAGCTATGTAAGAAAAATAAATCTCTAGATATTTAAAAAATGATTTAAAAAAATAATTACAATCATTTGTAAATATGATAGTATAAAGGTGTAAACAAAAATAAGGAGGAATTTTAACAATGAACATCAAAGAACAACAAATCAGACGCAGAAACAAATTAATTGGAATGGGAAAGCTTGCTAAGCAAGCACGTTTACAAGATGGTATCGGAGTTCGAGATTTAAGTGAAGAAACAGGATATACAACGCAATTGATTTACGCCTTTGAAAATGGACGGTCAAGCAATGCGGTAATTCTGTTCGATTGCTACTTCTGTAAATTGAAGAAAGCAACACAAGAAAAATTGTATCAAGACATTAAGAAACTATGTGATGACTGATTTAACAGTCAACAAATACAATCAGTAAAAAAGGATGGAAATAACATGTGGGTAATTAAGAATTTAGCAAATGATAAATATTATAAAAAACTAGAGGAACACAACCATAAGTTAGATGCAGAACGTGAAGAAGCTACTACGTTTGATAGTCAAGAACGAGCAATCAGCAAAGCTTCGATTTTACATGCAGAACTTAGTACGTTAGGACTAGGAATTAATTTTAAAGTGGAGGGAATCTAATGATTAAGTTTAGAGCGTGGGACAACGAGTGCAAGGTAATGAGGGAATATGACGAATTGAAAGGGTTGACCTTGGATGCCTTAGATGCAAGTGGTTTTGAGCTTGAACAGTTTACTGGATTGACAGACGTGTATGGTGAAGAAATCTATGATGGCGATATTGTTCATGGTTATGACCAAGAACCTGACAGAGATGATGGCTATATTGGAAGTAGCGTGACAGATGTTGTCAATTTTAAGTATGGCGTATTCTGGATTGGAGACAGTTGGTATAAAGTGATGGTAATGACTCCACCCATTGTTGAAGTTATTGGCAACGTGCATGAGAACCCGGAACTATTGGAGAAAACAAATGAAATTTATTGATTTATTTGCTGGAATTGGTGGCTTTCGAATGGGAATGGAACGTGCTGGACATGAATGTGTAGGCTGGGTCGAGTGGGATAAGTTCGCCAGGAAAAGTTATATTGCCATTCACAAACCAGATGGAGAATTTACGGAAAAAGATATTAATGATGTTAATGTGTCACTATTGCCACATGCCGATTGCTGGTGTTTCGGATTTCCTTGCCAAGACATTTCAATGGCAGGTAAACAAGGAGGATTTACAAA